GATTTCCTTAGCGGTACTTCTTGTGCGGTTCCCGAGAACGAACCCGTCAACATCGCGAACATCCCTATGTACTCTTACAACAGGATGCATCCTGCGAATCCTCAACTGTTGTCGGTTCCTTGGAACACCACTTCAGAGTCCCCTGTGTTTTATGACAATGATTACGCGCGAGACAACGTTGCGTTTTCCATTTGGTCGTCTGGGTATTCTGATCCTAACCAGGCTTATTCTGCTGGCATGCATCTGTACGTCAGTGGTGGCGAGGATTTCACTCCTTTCGTCTATCTTAACGTCCCAACGGTTTACGTTACCAACACCGAGTTCTCTCCGAGTGCCGACAGGTCCTTGGACACAGCTGCCATAGCTTTGTGGTACTGATCGAACTAACCGCCTTTTGTCCGCCATGACATGAATTGGCTACGGCTTGGGGATTTAGTGACCCTATAGCTTAAAGAAACGAGCAGGTTCGCCTGCCACTCTGCACCGATTATTCGGATGTGATGGTCGTATAAGCGACTGATTTTTCTGTTTTTAAGAACAGTGCTATCGAGGTGGCCGATATGTCACCTGCTTGGTTAAAGTGACCACAACAACCCGTTCTTTTGACATCATGAAAATTGAGATGATTCTCAAGGACAGCGCCCCACGCCAGATGTTGACTCTTTTGTCTATGCTGGTTGGTATTGGGTATGCGACCGCTGGGTCGTCTGCTGTAACCGTTAGTCACTCGGGCGCGTTTGTCGACGTTCACCCTGTGCCCCGAGGGGTGGTGGGCTCCATTCGCGTTGACAGCTCGGCGAAATTCCGGGCTCGCGGCTCTGCCGCACCCTCTGACTCTGTCAACCCTTTCTTTGAGAGCAATGTTGGCCCGGACGACAAGTCCAGGGCCCGCGGTTTTTCCGCACCTTCCGACTTCGGCCTCCGTGCCGACTTCCCCCTTCTGCGCCTTATTCATGGCTGCTGCTTGTGGGGCACTTTTTCTCTTACCAACTCATCCGATGACTTCATCGTTGATCCTTCTACGCAGTGCCCCGCTCCTCCTAACCACGTTCCTCCGGTGTATAGCTCCTGGGGTCTCTTTTTTGAGATTCTATTCACGCTGGCCGGTGTGATGTGCGTCTTCGTCTTCAAGATGATCATGTTCACCAGTTACCAGATGCTTTTGATCTGGCACATCAACAACAAGTACAACCTCATTTCCGCGCATTTGATTCGGTTTGGAATTTCCCAGGCCGACAAGAGGCGCCTGACAGGCACAAAGCGCGCACCGCGCTTTGCACATGACTTCGATTTCGTGCTGTTTCTCATGCACCTCAAGACCCGGAATGCCAAATACCTGTTTTCGCAGCTGCTTTGGTTGACTCATTACGTGACGTTTTTGCTCAGCTTGTGGCTGGCCCTTGCCAAGTATTCACTCAGTCCTTATGGGTACTCCATCGACGTGACCCTTTTTGGTGTGAGTTGTTATCTCCTTGTTGAGTTGCAGCTTGCAGTCACCCTTTGTGGGGTCGTTCATGGGGTGCTCCGAGTGTTTGTTTTTCCAAGGGTCCGCCGCTGGGTTTGGGCGAGGTACATTGCGCATCGTGTCGTTTACCAGAGCGGTGGTGATTCCCACAGGTCTTGGCTTGACCCACAAACGTGGTTTGATGTTGGCACTGCCCCCTTTGGCGGCATTTACAGACTTTTTGGGATCACGCCCAGCGCACACAGCGCCATGGTCAACGATTTCGCTTTGTTTCTTGTCCAAGTGTTGTTGTCGAAGGGTGACCCCGTGTTGATCAGCGGCCATTGGGCTTCACTTGTCAACGTCATGCTTGCTCGCGGCGTCAAGTTGCCCACTTTGCAGAGCCTCGACCCCATGGTCGTTCAGGAGCTTTGGAAGAGATTTTCATTCCTCTCCAAGCTCAATTTCGACGAGGACGTGCAGTTGCAGACTGATGGCGGCTCGAACCCGTTTGGCACTTTGAAGGACTTGTTCTCGCTGCTCACTGGTGAATTCAGTTCCAAGCTCATTTCTTTGGTTTCATTGCTGTGTGGGATTTTCTACATGGCCACTGACGGTAATTTCTCGCTTGATCAGTTTTTCTTGCTTGAGGAGTCCTTCAAGAAACGCACAAAGTTTGACGCTACCGTGGACACTCTCACCAAGATTTCCGACTGTGTTTCTTACTTTTTCACTCGTGCATCCATGATGATGAGTAGTGGGGACATCGGAGCGTTTTTGAGCACTGACAAGCACATCAAGAGGTTCACCGACAAGTACGAGCACGTCGTTGAGCGGGCCAACGTCGTCATGAATAGTGGCGACTGGTGGGAGCAGACTGAGTGCATGTCAGCGATTGAGGATGCAATTGCCTGCGGTCGTACCGTACGCGCTATGAAGTCTTCCAGCAGCCCCATTTGGAACAACATTGCTACCATGATGGACAAGCTCGGCACGCTGCAGATTGCAATGTCTTTGCGCCTCAAGTCCGCCAAGATGAGGGCCGCCCCGTTTTGCGTCAAGGTGCATGGCGGCACTGCGCAGCGCAAGTCGACGTTCGTGAACTTGCTTCGGAGGATCATTGCAGACAGGCTCGAGATTCCTGACGACGTTGCGAATAATGCCGTCCACTACCTGTCCCTCCTCGACGGGTTCGACAACTGTTTCAGCAGTGGACACTGGCTCACCATCATTGACGAGCTGGGCAAGCTTCTCCCCAACAAGTCCGAGATTCCACCTGAGGTCGCACTGTTCCTGCAGTACTCGAACAACCTTCCGTTCATCGTACCGAAGGCCTTTCAGGACAAGGGCATGTGTTCTTACAACGCTCGAGCCATTCTTGCCACGACTAATGTTGAGGACATGAACGTTGCCGCTTACATGGCAGTGCCGATGGCAACCCACCGCCGCTTCAATCTTCACTTGACCATTTCGTTGAAGGAGGAGTTCAAGGGGGCCATTACGGAGGCCAGTGATTGCTGCGACATGTGGGAGATCATTGTTCGTAAGCCGGTTGATTGCCCGGCTGGTGGCAACAAAGTCGAGTTCGTTTCTGAGATGCGCTTTACGCAGATGTCGTCTTTCATCGCCTACTTCAACGAGTGCCTTGACAGACACGAGGCTCAGCAGCGCGCCGCCCTGCAGAACTACGACTACATCGATCGCATGCAGTTCTGCCCCAGGTGCAAGGCCAACGGAGAGACGCTTCCTGTTCAGATGTGCAACTGCACGGACGGTACTATCCCGGTGGGAGAGCCGGTCAACGGCGACGCTGCTTACAGCAGCCCCCCCGAGCCACGTCCGCAGGCCCGCCCCACGGTCGCCCCACTCACTACTTCTCGTGCCCACCAGCAGAGGATCATTGAGCACGCTAACGCGTTTTCTCCTTGGTTTTGGTTTTTGAGCACGTTGCGTGTGATTGCCGCCTGTACCGTCACGTTTCTCAACAGGTCCATGAACCACATGTTTGACGTGATTCAGTTGGTGCTGCTGTACCCCTTCCTTTGCGCTGCCAGAAACGTGCCTGACTTTCATGACCGTGCTATGGTGGCCCACTCGGTTGCATTACGGTGCATGACCTGGAGTAGGGGAATGGCAATGGCTGCTGCAAACTTTGTGGAGCTCAGGCTTTGGGCCGCTGTCACCAGAGATGTCAGGTACTGCACCATCCACACCATTTACGGTTATTCCGTTTGGGTTGCGTCGTCGCGTAGGTGGAAGCAGGTCAAGAACATGTGCAAGGTGGCACTGGCTTTTATTGCCGTCTACGCAGTTGCCAGATCATCGATCGCTGGAGTCAGTTTCTTGTTCTCCAACAGGCGTCGCAGGAAGGCGAAGCTTCAGGGCGGACAGGATGACGAGTACGATGACCACCTCAAGCAGAAGCATGGTTTGGACGACAGCATGGATCCCAGGTGGGGCCCTTGGGACCCCAGGATTGCAGCCATACGTCCCTTATCCCGTGCTAGTTTGGCCCAGTCTGGTCAGGCAGATTCGGATTTGTCCGCGGTTCTTGAGAAGAGCGTCTACCGTTGCAAGATCGAGGCCAACGTTGGGAGTCAGGCGTACGTGACGTCGAATAACGCCATCAAGTTGTCGCACGGTTGTTTTGTCATTTCAAATCACGCCGTTCCAATGGGTGTGCCGGTGAAGATAACTTTCAGCAATTCGAAGCGTGTTGGCGACGGCTCACTCACGATGCTTTATTCGCAGGACGAGATCACCCGCTGTGGAGACAAGGATTTGGCCATTGTGCATGCCGCTTTTGGCGAGGCTTCCAGCATTGAGAAGTTCATGCTCAATTCGACATCCATTCCACCCGCACCCGCTGCGATGTTCACCAGGCGACTCAACCGAAGCGATGCCAGGGACACTTTTGACCTGAAGAAAATTGAGTTCGATAAGGTGCAAGTCTCTGAGGGCTATTGGCCATCCACGAAGCACAACACCGACATCTACCCGGACCCCTCCATCGTGCCAATTATGATTGGTGGGGCCCCTGAGGAAGATCCGATTGACGGTGATTGTGGTGGCCCGCTCGTCGTTTACTTGGGCACTGGGAAGAACAAGGCACCTGTCGTGGCAGGCATTCACACTGTGGCGGTCCCTGTTTCTGGCTACTTGTTCGGCGTCTCCAAGACGGAAGCGTACAGCACCCTGTTCACTCGCCATGATATTGAGAGCCTGAAGAACGAGCACCTCAAGAAGTGCGGTATGCCGATATTTGATCAGATGGCACGCAGTTCCTATCAGACCCATGTCACCAAGGCGAAGCTGGATTTGGTGCAGCAGCTCCATCCCAACAATATGTTTCGCCATTTGACTTCTGAGGAGCCCGTCCCAAAGGTGATCATCTATGGCCAGGTGCAAGGCTGCCCCACGACCAGGTTCAAGTCCGCTTACGAGGAGAGCCCCCACAAGGATCTTATCCAGAGCCACGGTTTTGTGACGACCAAGTGTGTGCCCCGGCTCAAGAACAAGTGGGGACCCAACGCCGTGTTTGTCAGGGACATTTGTGACACAGATCAGTGTTTTCCTGGACCTCTCGTTCGTTCATGTGCGGAACATTACCAGGCCAAGATCATGCGCAGGGACATGGACTACAGGGTGCTCACTCGCCAGGAGGCTGTTAACGGCACTGGACGTGCTTTTGAGCACGTCATGGCAATGGCCTCCTCTGCTGGCATGGGGAACCCTGGTCCTAAGAGTCTCCTGTTGGTCAACACTGGCGAGATCCACGAGCAGACTGGACAGATCTGTTACAAGTTCATTGACGAGGTGTACGACGAGATTGATGACATGATTGCTGTGTACAAGAAGGGCATGAGGGCAGGCCCGATCTTCGCGGGAGCGCTGAAAGATGAGGTCGTGAGCCCCGAAAAGATGGCACTTGACAAGATCAGGACTATTTGCATGTCCCAGGTCGCTTTCACTGTGCTCGTGCGACAGTACCTTCTGACCTTCGCTTCCTACTTGCAGCGCAACCGTGGTGTCAGTGAGCTGGCCGTGGGGATTTCGGCCCAGTCCGTTCAGTAGGATTCCATTCGTCGTTATCTTGTGGACCACAAGGACGGTGACAGGTCCGATCGAATCTTCGCAGGTGACTTCAAGGCCTTTGACAAGAAAGTCATTACGGGCACGGTTCTTCACGCCGTTTGCACTGTCATCTGGAACGTCGTCCACCCGCAACTGCCGTCCGTTGATGACAAGAAGATCTTGTGTGGCATACTCAATGACCTGATGAACCCTCTGATTTTGGTCGACAGCACTTTGTTCATGACGTCCATGAATCCCTCGGGTAATCCTCTGACTGTGATCATCAATTGCATTGGGAATTCCATCATGATGCGTGCAGCTTACGTGCTCAACCACCCAGCTCTTGGCATTTCCCGGTACATCAACGAGTCCTACCACGCCGCGCTCCACGACAACTCGAAGGTCAAGACCGACAGGGAGTATTATCTCACCGTTATCAATTCCAGACCGACCGCTGAGTTTGACCATTGCTTGGCCGATTTTGAGGACGACGTTGCAGTGATTCTTTACGGTGACGACAACTGTGGCTCTGTCAGTGAGCGCTGCACGTTCATGAACCAAACCACCATTGCCGCAGCTTTGTATGTCCTTGGGGTCGAGTACACCAATGCAGACAAGTCTGACCCTAGGGTCAACAACGTGGAGTTCATCAACATCTCCGAGGCCACGTTTCTGAAGCGCCGCTTTGACCACACTACTGTTGAGTTCGTTGCCCCCGACAAGATCACCAGCGAGCTGAGGACAGTCAAGATTCACGTGACATTTGCCCCCCTTGAGGAGGCTTCCCTTGCGAAGATGCTTTCTTTCTTCAAGCACAGCAAGGTCGAGACTCGTGAGACGGTTCTTAAGAGCAGTCTCAGCACTTTCCTCCGTGAGTCTGCCCAGCATGGTCGCGCTTTCTTTGAGCGTGCCGTCGTCCTTGTGAAGGACATCATCAAGGCTGAGGGGCCTGGCCTTAACATCCCCTACGACGGTGAGACGCCTTTTGTGTCTTTTGACAACATCATGGCCCAGTCTTACCTCATCTAATAATAACGGAAAGTTTAGCAACTTTCCCAAGAAAACTGGTTAGCCTCCACGCTCTCCACCAACGTGGCAGTCATTATGATGCCACCGCGACACGCGCCGTCGCAAGCACGTTTGTGCTGATGCTTATGAA